ATTTATACAACCATCAAGCGGAAGTGCGGGAACTGTAAGTCTAGGAACAGACTATGAAACCATAGGCGGTGCGGGTTTAACTTTAAGTAGTACAAATAGTGCTTATGATGTTGTTCCCTATGTAGTCAAAGCAGATAATAGTATATTAATCGGATCACCTCAATTGGCTTTTAGTTAGATGTTTACGAGTGAATTATGGCATGGTAAAGCAGCAAGTCGTTATGCAATAGACCAATCAATTAGGTTTAATGATGATGATAGTGCATATATGTATAAAACATTTGGAAGTGCAGGTGATAGCAGAAGAAAATATTCCATAAGTGTTTGGTTTAAAATAGGTGAAAAAGGTGATGGTTCAAGTAATACTGAAAGAAATATATTTATGGCTGGTGCATATGGAAATGATGATGGTATTACTCTTGACCAAAATGATAAAATTAAGTTTTCTTTAAATGGAACATCAAGTGCAAACTTAATAAGCACGCAAGTGCTAAGAGATCATAGTGCTTTTTATCATGTTATGGTAGCAGTAGATACTACTCAAGCTACATCAAGTAATAGAGTCAAAATGTATTTAAATGGTTCACAAATAACAAGTTTTGCTACAGAAAATTATCCCTCACAAAACTATGATGGCAACATTATTAATAATGTACAACACAATATAGGAGCTAGAACTGGTTCAAATAGACACTTTGATGGTTACCTCGCTGAAATACATTTATTAGATGGTTTTGCTTATGACCCTAGCTATTTCGGTGAAACAACAAGTGAGGGAATCTGGATACCCAAACAATATACTGGCAGTTATGGAAGCAACGGATTTAAAATTGATGGCAGAGATGCATCTGACTTAGGAGACGATGAATCAGGTAATGGTAATGATTTCACGACAAACGGACTTGCAGCACATGACCAAGTTCTTGACTCACCTACAAATAATTTTTGTGTATTAACACCGCTAGCAACTCTGATGGATTCAGGAAGTACTTTATCAAATGGTAATCTTAAAATAGTTTTATCTGGTAATGATCAATTTCATTCAAATTTTGAAATATCCGAAAAAGCATACTGTGAAGTAAGACTTGATGCATCTTCTAACTATGGAGGTGCATTGGGTTTTGGTACATTTCAAGGTAGTGATGATGATGATAATACCATAGTATTTTCAATGAACTACCTCAGTGGTCGTATAAATTTAGGTAATGGTTCATCTGGTGGAGATGTTGGAGGTAATGTAAGTGTTGGTGATATTATCATGATGGCACTTGATCCTGATACTAGAAAATGGTGGGTAGGTGTAAATGGCACATGGAGAAATAGTGGTGATCCTGCTGGAGGAACAGGACACGTCTATCAATATGCGACAGATTACTTTGATCCTAGTAGTTCTTATTCCACAACTGAAGGAATCGGTGCTATTGTTTGGGGTGGTTTTAAAGGTTCAGCTAATGGAATGACAGTAACTTGGAACTTTGGACAAGAAGGTACTTTTGGAGGACAAGAAACTGCTGGTGGTAATGCAGATGGTAATGGCAATGGAAATTTCAAATATACAGTACCTTCTGGTTTTAAAGCACTTTGTTCAAAATCAATGGGAAGTTAAAATATGGCAGCACCAACAATCAAACAACCAAATAAACATTTTACACCAACACTTTATGAGGGAAATGGAACTGCGATAGGATCTGGTGGTAAGACAATAACAGGTTTAGAGTTTAAACCAGATCTTGTATGGATAAAAAATAGAGATGCAACAGATAGTCATTCGTTATATGACTCTAGTAGAGGTGCAACAAAACAATTAGAATCTGACACTACCACAGCAGAAACAACAGAGTCAGAAGGATTAACTTCTTTTACAAGTAATGGATTTACATTAGGAAGTTTGGATCAAGTTAATACCAATAATGAAAGTTTTGTTGGGTGGAGTTGGAAAGCGAGTGGCGGTTCAGCTCCTTCAATAACATATACAGTAAAAGTAGTTTCTGATAGTGGCAATAAATATCGCTTTGATGACTTTGGTACAAGTGCTGTAACCTTAGATTTGCAAGAAGGTGGCACTTACACGTTTGATCAATCAGATAGTAGCAATGCAACACACCCATTAAGGTTTTATACAGCAGCCGATAAATCAGGTGGAGAATATACAACAGGCGTAACTACGAATGGAACACCTGGATCATCAGGTGCTTACACAAGAATCACTGTAGCAGCTTCCGCACCCACGCTCTACTACCAATGTAGTAGCCACGCAGCTATGGGGGGTGCAGTAAATACTAACTCAACTTTTGGTTCGTCAAATTTTGCTGGTAGCATACAATCTACTGTGCAAACTAATTCTGATGCTGGATTTTCTATTGTTAAATATACTGGAACTGGTAGTGCAGGAACAGTTGGACATGGTTTATCGTCAGCACCAGAGTGGGTAATGACGAAGTCAATCAGTAATGATACAAGTGATGGTTTTACTACATATCACACTGGACTAACTAGTGCTTCTTATTATATTGATTTATCAAAAACTAATGCACAAAACAGTGCATCTGTTGTTTGGAACGGAACAGCACCAACGAGTTCAGTTTTTAGTATTGGAAGTGCAACAGGAACTAACACAAGTTCAGCTACTTATGTTGCCTACTGTTGGCACGGAGTTGATGGCTTTAGTAAATTTGGTAAGTACACGGGAACTGGGTCAAACCCAGGTCCATTTATCTATACTGGATTTAAAGTTTCATGGTTGCTAGTTAAAGCAAATAATGCTGCAAACTGGTACTTATGTGATGATGCAAGAAGCCCAATAAATCCACTTACAACCTTTCTACACCCAGATAGGTCTGATGCTGATTACAGTAATTTTGGTAGGGGTTTTGATTTTTTAAGTAATGGATTTAAAGTAAGACAAGAATCTGGTTATGGTAATAATTATTCTGGAGTAGATACTTTTTACATGGCATTTGCTGAGTTGCCCTTCTTCGATGATCAGAGTCCAGTTACTGCTAGGTAAAATTATGAATATATGTTATAAGAGGTAGAAGGTAGGTATTATGTGGGCGATAGTTAAAGATAGTAAATTAGTTCAAATAACCCCTGGTAATAAATCTATTACTGTTGGAGAGGTTGTTCACCCTAAAGATGTGTTTAGACATTGGACAAAAAACCAGTTAAAAGATATTGGTGTATATGAGTTTATATCTGGATCACCACCAGATGCTCGTTTTGAAACGTCAACAACACCATCTTACAAAGTCGATGATTCCGCTGGCACAGTTACAGAAACCATAAATAAAAAAGACAGACCGATAGCTGACACTTTATATACCTCACAAAACAAAACAGATGGTGTTATTCCAGAGGGCAAAGATGTAGGAGATATCGCAAGTAAAGGATTGAAAACAATCTACACAGAACAAATACAAAAACAAGCTGCATCTTTATTAGCACCTACAGATTGGATGGTAGTAAGGAAAGCTGAAGATTCGAGTAAGTCTATACCAAGTGCAGTTACAACTTATAGAGCATCTGTTAGAACTGAAGCTGATAAAATAGTAAAAGCTATTAGCGATTGCGATACCCTTGATAAATTAAAAGCATTGTTTGTTACAGAATATAATGAAGATGGATCTGTTAAAACATTAGCGACAATGCAATCGTTACCGACAGATGAAGATATTCAAAGTTACAAAAGATAAACTTAACTAAAAAGAAAGGAGAAACAATGCCAGGACATTATGGAAAAAAAAAGAAAATGACCGATAAGAAAAAGAAGAAAAAGTAATGCGACACAAAAGAACATTGATGCGAAAGTTTGATCCTGTTCCAAAGACGAAGGGTGGTGTTCCAAAGAAGTATGTATCTGGAGCTAAGAACCCAAAGGCAAGGGAAGCAGAGATAAAAAGAACTGCCAGACTTTATAGGCAAGGCAAACTGACACCAGCAATGATGGATAAAATTAGTAAACAAAGGAGTAAAGGATAATGCCATTTAGTAAATATAGTCCAAAACAAAAGAAGTTAGCTGCGGTTGCAAAACCTAGAAACAAAATAACAGGAGCTGATCTTGCAAAACTAAGGAAGAAAAAGAAATGAGTAAATACTCAAGCATACCAGGAGCGTCAAGGTTTGGTAAATCAACACTCGATAAGGTATATAGGCGAGGACTTGGAGCTTACTATAGTAGCGGAAGTAGACCCAAAACTTCAGCACATGCCTGGGCTATGGGAAGAGTGAAATCTTTTGTATCAGGTAAAGGTGGAGCAAGGAAAGCGGACAAAGATTTGTTGAGAAAAAAATAGTATAAACGATAGAAGATAGGATTATGGTAACTAAAGCAGATAAGAATGAAGCGAGAATATCTAAGCATGAAGAAGTATGTTTGGAACGCTACAATAATATCCATGAAAATATTGGAGATCTAAAATCTAGAATCAAAAGATTAGAAACAATTATCATGGGTAATACTGTTGCTGTGGTGGTGGCTTTAATTTCTATCTTTATGAAAGTGTAAAATGCTTGATCCATTATCCGCATACGCTGCTTGTAAATCAGGAATAGCGTTGATTGAACAGGGAATCAAGACAGGAAAAAAGTTACATGATCTTGCGAGTAGTGTATCGAAATGGGCAAACGCTGAAAGTTCTCTTGATGTTCATGCAGCTAACAAGGGCAAGGGTGGGATGTTATCAAAGTTAGGACTCTCATCAATAGAAGAAGATGCTATGGCAGCATACCTTCGTAAAAAAGAAATCAAAGAAAAGAAAGATCAACTGCGAGAAATTTTTTTATTGTATGCCGACAATGGTTTACAGGAATGGGAGAACCTTCAAGCAGAGATCGGGAGGTTGCGAAAAAGAAAGAAGGAACAACTACGTCAAGAGATGGAAGAACGAGAACAGATCAAGAAAGCTATTGGCATAGGTGTACTTGTTGTTCTGGTATTATTATCTGTGGTGATATACGGAAAGATATTCAAATGGTTTTAACTAAGGAGGTAAAATGTTTCAAGCACTTATAGGTCCTGTTACAGGATTGCTCGATAAATTTATAGAGGACAAAGATCAAAAGAATAAGCTTGCACATGAGATAGCAACTATGGCTGACAAACATTCTCATGAGATTGCGAAAGCTCAGATCGAAGTTAATAAAGAAGAAGCAAAGTCTAGGAGTTGGTGGATTGCTGGATGGCGACCCGCTTGTGGTTGGATCTGTACTCTAGCTATGGGTTATCATTTTATTATACAACCATTCTTAATATTTTTTTTAGCATTGTTTGGTATGAAAATGGATTTACCAAGTTTTGATATGGATACTTTGATGACAGTTCTACTTGGTATGCTTGGACTCGGTGGCTTGAGGTCGTTTGAGAAGCACAAGAAACTTACAAAATAGGAGGATGTATGTTTAGTTTTTTAAAAAAAATATTTGTCAAACCTAAGAAGAAATTAAAGATAACTCATTTACAGATCATGACAAAAACTGAGTTAGAAAAATTAGGTAGAAAGCATGGCATAGAATTAGATCGGAGATTCCGTAAGAGTGATCTGGTCGAAACTTTATTTAAACATTTGAAAGATAAATAATATGTACGATAAATTAAAAGACAGAATCAAAGTCCATGAAGGATTTAGGAATTATGTTTACAAAGACTCGTTGGGTAAACGAACAGTTGGCTATGGTCATTTATGTCTTGAAGATGAGAACTGGCAAGATGATGAAGAGTACGATTTAGAAATTTTGGAAGATTGTTTTCAATCAGATTTTAATGATGCACTCAAGGGAGCTGAAGATCTCATTGGATCAATACCCTTGTTACCAAAAGCAAAAGAAGTAATTGTTGAGATGGTATTTCAGTTGGGCAAAGGTGGTGTCAGTAAATTTAAAAAGATGTGGGAAGCATTGGCGAAAGAAGATTACGCTGAAGCTGCTAATCAAATGCTCGATTCCAGGTGGCATAAACAAACCACGTCAAGAGCAGAATCATTAGCAACTATCATGCGCGCGCTTGCTTAATCAAGAAGTCTGATTGATCTCCCCTTCCCTCGAACTCGTTCAATCTTTTGTAACTGCTCCAATCTTTTAAGTGAGAGTTGAACTGCCGATAAAGTTTTATGTTTGAAATGTTCTTTGATTTCAATTTGTGAGGGTGCAAACTTTTCTCGTTCCATATATTCTTTTATGAAAGCAAGAACCTTTTGAGAAAGTGGTGTAAAATTTTTATCCATTTTTAAAATTCTCAAACTTAAGTGTTAGTTCATCGTAGGTTTTTTTGTTTGCATCTTTTAATTGAGTCATAACTTTTTCATTAACCTTAAATGCTTTCTCGATTGTTTTAACTTTATCCTTTTTATCTTTATCAGGATCATTAATTATCTCTAACATTAGGTCATTGAATGTAAAAGCTAGTGTTTCTAAAGAGTCATGATGCTTTTCTTTGTTGCCTGGTAGCACTAGCGCATAGATGGGAGGATTAGACTCGTCAATAACCTTCAATACATCTTGAGTATTAGGAGTCATCTTACCTTGCTTATGCTTACTGACGGCTCTCTGTGGGAGATCTTCTACCTCGGTTTCATCTAAAAATCCACCGAGTCCACAAATTGATAACGTCAATCGTCTTTTTGCTTTTGTTACTGCTTTGAGCATGGCATTACCCAGAGCTTCTCCTCGAAGTCCTTGCACATTTGCGAAACCCATGTCCGCATCTTGTCGTCCAGATCGATCCGATCCTTCCACAATAACTGTTAACAAACCATTATCTATTTTTTGTTCTTTGATTGTAATACTAATCTTATGAAGTGATCGTAATTGATCAGTACAATTTTTAGTTGCATACAAAGTTTGTTTATTATTAAGAACAATGTAATCAAAAGGTTTGGTTAATGGATTGATACCTATACTATCACAGACATTTTTATAATAGATTAATTTATCTTGATCCGATAAGGTTCTAAGATCTCCTTTTAATATTACTTGTTGTAATTGATTTGCTAATTCATTCATTACTTATCTCCTTTACTGTAAGTTTTTCATATTGACTTGCGGGTTTTGCTGGAACAATTTTTTCAACTGTGGCTTTTCGAGTTATTAATTCACAGGCTATTTGTTTCTCTCTGATCTTTACATAACTAGCATTCTCTTGTTTGAGAATAGATTTAATAGCGTTGGCGAGTTGATCTTTTGTAGTTGTCCAGCGTTCTATTTCATCCTTGGCAAGATCATAGTCGTTGGTAAGTTTGGTTAAACCTTTGTCATCATTCGACCAATCAGAATAAACTTTCTCTGTTGACTCAGCTATGACAGGATAAGGCGTATCCTTTTCTACTCTTCGCCAAAAATCTTTAACTCGTTCAATAATTTTTTTTTGTATTTCTTTATGAGATTCAAACACAAACATCTGCATTTTCAAACGAGGACCAAGGTGTCCGATAACACCCCACTTAAATCCTGATACTAACATCTGTGCTTGGAGTTGTAGAATGTGATCGTAGGTTACATGGTCGTTATAACCTTGAGTTTTGATTTCACATACACCATCGCCAGATAATGTAAACGTCTTTCCTGTTTGCGGATCGTCATACTGTATTGGTTCTCCGTCTATTGTTAATACACCATCAAGCGATGCTGCCATTTTATATTTAGATAAACGATAAGCATCAATGGGTTTACGAAATGTAACAGAGTACGGATCAGCACACAGACTATCGAGTTGATCGGATACCCAATGGGCGATTCCATCTTCCAGATAGTTACCTCGATCCTTGGCGTTTTTATTTTGTTTACTTTCCAAACGAACCACATCTGGATTCTTTCTTATCTCAACAAAGTTCTGACGTAGTTGTTCTCTTGTATTTCCGAAGTCGTCTTGTCCTATTACAATCAATGGAACTTTAGATGCACCGACTTCAAATCCGTCTTTACTAAATTTATTTTTAGGAGTTGCCATGAGCTACCTCCATATAGATTGCTGCACATTGATCATCAATGGCACAAAAAAAAACTAATAAGAAATAAAAAAAAGTAACTAACAATACCGCAGAAAAACAGATAGATAGATTTTCTAATAGTGTTGTTTTTTTAATTGTTAAGAGGTAGTATTTTAAATCATTAAAAGATTTATTTTTCCATTCAGTAAAACTTCTATATGTAGATTTTTTTCCTAACTTGTCGGAATATATATTATGCGACTTACTTGAATGTAAGTGTGTGGGTTTGTTGTTGTAGTCTAACATTAGCTAACTTCCTTTCCATTAATTTTAATATGATAAATGCTAGAGGTCAGAATTGTATAGGATACTTTATGTTGTGTATTTGTCATCAACGAGTTCCTTTAAAATGTTTTCCTAAATTTTTAGGATCTGCTGTTTGTTTTAGATGTTGCGAACAGGCAGTAACAGAATATCCAGCAAGATATATCTTTTCAAAAACTGTATGTTTACTGTTAATAATTTCGCCTAATTCATCTACTAATAATTGTAACATCTCATGAGCGGTTTTAAGATTTTTAAGATTGGTTAAAGGTATGGTAATCCTTGAAGCGGATCGCATGAACTTACCATACTTTCGATAATCCTCATCATTTTGTTGACTTTTAGATTTTTTTTCAGCTCTGATAAGAGCTTGTAAATACTTCTCACTTATCATAGACAATCTCCATTAAATAAAAGACTAATATTACTAATATCAATTTGGTATTACTTTGGTAGTAGTCAAGAAAAAATTTATGAGTCATCATACTTTCCTATCTTTAATCGCTTCAACATATTCTTAACGCTCGATGGATACCAGCTCCCTCCTCTCGGTGTTTTTACTTTACGATCATTTAGAAATATACTCATCTCATTAAGAGAAGAACATTGAGTGTAAGCATCGTTGAGATAGTAATAAATACTTTTAGCAAAACGATCTGCTTCTGCACTTGCTACCTCGCCTGACTTCTGCCTAGCTTTATCCATTAAACTATGCACACCCAAGCGTCTGATTTTCTTGCCATCTTTTGAAGTAAAGTATCCCTTCTCTTTTATCTGTGCTTGATATGAGTCAAGTGTTTCTTTGGTTCGTTCAGAGATTCTCTGGCGTTCCCATTCTGAAAACATTGCTTTCATCTGAAGTCGCATAGGATCTTCTGATATGGTTGGATCATTACAGACAATAAAGTTTATTTTATTTTGTTTTATAACTTCATCCAAGAATCGAAGTGTCATCCACATCTTACGACACAATCGCTCAAGATCTGCAAAGACAAGTGTTGCCTTATGTTTACGACAATAGTCAACTGCCTTCATCAACTCTTCCCTTTTATAAGGATCGGTTGCACCTGACATAGGTTCTTCTGTAAAAAATTTAAGGGTATGCTTTCCACCATTTAGATATTTTTTTATGGTGTGAGTCTGCCGAGTACAATCTTGATCCTCGGTGGACACTCGAAGATAACCAACATACAAACCCGTATGCTCCTTGCCTTCTGTTGTTTTAAATATACTCATTATTTACCTTCCTTTTTTTCAAACCATTCGTTAACATAACCTTTGGATGGATAATCTATAATACTTTCTTCATCATCATCAAAAGCAGAACAATCAAACCAATCTAATAATTTAAATTTTGGTTTAATATGACAGAACATTCTTGAATATATTCTAATGTGACAATAATCAACTGCCTTAAATTGTTTAAGTGCTTTATGATAATTTGTAGTTTTACCATAAAATTCTAATGGTTCATCTATACTAGCAAAAGTTAAAAGATGATTATCTTTGATTGCTTGTTTTATTAATTGTTTTGCAAAATTCATTATGACTACCTCTTCTCCATAATAACTTCTGAATAAAAATCATCATCAATAGGCATCATGGCATGGGTGTATCCTTCAAGCTCTTCAAATGCTTGCTTATTTTCTGGTGTATTTTTAAACAAAAATTCGACATATACATTACCAAACTCATCAATGTCGTTACTAACACTCAAAATTTCTGGGTCATGCACATATCCAGAAACTCCTAAATGTTTAAGATTAATCCCAGCAGATAAAATAAATTTGTGGGTTTTGTTAAGTGTTTCAAAGTTGTTAATTAAATCTTTAATAAACATTATGTTTCCTTTCTTTTGGCTTAATTGCCATTAGGTAAAAATACCTGGTATTAAATATATATTATTTTGCTATCCTTACAAGAGGTAGATGTAACTTTTTTCATGTTTCCTGTTATGCCTACCTTTTATTGGTGGAAATGTAGGGAGGATTGGTTCAGCCACGAGTTCTGATTCTCCCTTTTGGTAAGGAGAAAAAGTAATGGAAATTATATTTACAATAATCTTGGCACTTAACATAGCCAACCCAGACAATCTAAAGTTTATCAATGCAACAATCGAGAACAATAAAAAGTATGAATGTGAATTTAAATGGAAAGGCATATCGCCTGTCATTGATCGACCCGCTATAGATTTCTTTGGCTACACCGCCTTCAAACAGGAGTGTAAATGATGCGACAACTTAACATTCGTATTGATGAAAAGACGTACGAAAAACTCAAACAACAATCAAAGACACAAAGAATATCGATGAACAGACTTGTCGATCACTTCGTCAGCGAGGGAATAAAAACCTCGAATGTATTTAAGAAAGTTATAGGACAATGATCGAACCATTCATCATAACCTTTTGGGTGGAGTTGCATGGTCGGTTGTATCAAAAACGATTAACGCGATCATTCAATGATTGTGAAGCAGTAGTAGAAAAATTGTACAAAGAGTTCGAAGACAAAGAAGAAAAATTAGTCGCAGTGAAGTGCGATACCTTCATGGATTTTAGGCATAAGTACGATATTTTTGGACGACCCAGAGGGGATATATGATGAAGCAAATCATAAATGATCAAGGAATAATTGTGGATGAACAGGGCGTACCCATTAAAGATCACAAGGGAAAAGAAATCATAGTGCCTTTGGAATACAGATATCACTATCAGATCTATGAGAGTAAGAATGAGTAAGTATAAGAATATAGTTACCACAATCGATAACATTCGGTTTCATTCAAAGAAAGAAGCGAACCGCTACCGAGAGTTATGTCTTCTTAATAAATCTAAACTCATATCCGACCTAGAGCTGCAACCTAATTTTAAAATCACAATCAACAATAAATTTATCTGTAATTACAAGGCAGACTTTGCCTACAAACAGGACGGAGAAATAGTTTATGAGGATGTAAAAGG